ACCCATATGTCTTTTGAACAAAATGACAGCCGGCTTTGCCGGCTGGTTTTAATTACAGATCGCGACCTTGTGGGTCTTCTGTAAGCAACTGCTTTTTAGATGTTGGAGACTTTTCCTTAACATCAACTTTCTTTGGCTTTTTGTGTTCTGGAATAATGCGTTCCAAGAAAACACGCAACATACCGTTGAGATACTCTGCATCCTTAACTTCGATTTGGTCATCGAGAGCAAACGTGCGAGTAAAGTTACGAGCTGCAATTCCTCTCCAGAGATAATCGCCGTTTGTATCATCTGACTGAGCATTGCCCTTGACGATCATTGTGTTGTCGGCAAGTTCGATTTCGATATCTTGGCGACCAAAACCAGCAATAGCCATTTCGATAACATACTTGTTATCGTCGGTCTTTTTGAGGTTGTAGGGAGGATAGTTGGAAATGTTCTTGACGAGGTCGTCATGAATTTTTGATAGGCGGTTGTATTGATCATCAAACCCGACATACAACTTGTCAAAGTCTTTAAACAAATCACGGCCAAATACGTCTTTAATGAATGTCATATAGTTCTCCTATTAAGCGAGTTAAAATAAAAGCTAACCCAAAAGGCGTTAGCAGGCAGTTTTATCCAGGATGCCCAGCCTAGTTCCCATCCCGAAGGGATCGGTTACTTCTCAGAAATGAATTCGTTCAGCAACTTTGCTTTACCAACAATTTCATCCTCTGTCGGAAATTCAGGAATCTCTGTCAGAAATTCCTGGCCTCCATTGTTTGTACTGATCGCGTGCTCCCATTTACGCACGGCAAGATCGCGTTCAGTGTGGTATTTCTGCTCAAGCATGTCCTTAGACATTTTCAAAAGCTCTAATCTAATTTCGTAAGGTGTTAGACCCATAATTTTCTCCTTGTGTGTGTTGTGTGTGTAGTAGTTTAGGATACCAGCCTTTTGTATATATCTTCCAACACTGGCTCGTCAGCAATCATTTTAATAGCAACAACCACTAAAACACCAGCGCCAATCCAAATAGTCTTAGGCCACTTATCCATAATATTGGCAACGACAGTGCTACCAAACAAAATAATAGGTACACTAAGCAACAACCCAAAAATAATTAGCCACCAGTTACCACCAGCTGCTCCTGCAATCGCAAGTGCGTTATCGAGACCCATTACAGCATCAGCCCATACAATTGTTCCCATTGCTCCCCAAAAGCTGGTCGCTGCTGTTACATCGTGGTTTTCTTCTTTTTGTCGAGTTAATTGCCAGGCAATGTAAAGTAGTGCTAGACCACCAACCAACCTAAGTCCCGGAATCAACAGCAGATACGTAAGTGCTGCAACACATGCAAACCTGACAGCAACTGCTCCAATTGTTCCCCAGAGCAGTGCTTTTTTTCTTAGGTCTCCTGGCAAGTTTCTGCTTGCCATTGCAATAACAAGAGCGTTCTCACCACCAAGAACGACATCAATCAAAACAATAGCAAACAGCGCCCAAATAAATTCAATCATTTATTCCATCAACACGTAATCTTCTTTAGAGACACCACACTCAGGACAATTAACTGAATCGGGCAAACTCAAGTAATCAGCTTCAGACAGTGTGTGACCGCAAACTACGCAAACGTATACTTTCTCTGACATTATAGTGCCTCCAAAACTTTTTGATATGCTTCAGCATGACGCTTTTCAACTTTTTGTAACGCAGCAAAACGCAGCTCTGCTTTTCTCAAAACACCCATAAACTGTTCTGCGTGTTCCATACTTTCTTGAATTTGCTCCTTAGCAATTTGAGCAGCGTGATGTATGCCTTCCGTTTCTGCAATAGCAAGAAACTGAGGATACATCTCTGTATACTCATATGTCTCACCTGCAATCGCCTTTTCCAAGCATTCCTTGGTTGAAGGCTTGCCAATCAACAACTCGAGGTGTCCCCAAGCGTGCTTAATCTCTTGATCAGCTGTGTGTTCAAAATGTTTTGCCACTTCATCAAAACCCTCTTCACGAGCAATCTTTGCAAAGTAGCGATACTTAATATGAGCCATTGACTCGCCGGCCAACGCACTCTCTAGGTTTTTCATTGTAACGGACATTTATGCTCCTTTTATAAAAAGTCCCATTATTATATATTTTAATCAAGCGTAAAAAATTGATTGATTGTTTCTATCAAATCAATAGGACTTCTACATCTGCTTCTTTAAACATAGTTTCTGAAACATCGAAGTTAAACCGTGTTGCCTGTTGCTCATACCATTGCTTTGACGTAACGACTCGTTTTACCCCGCGTTGAATAATTCCCTTTGCACATTCAGAGCAAGGATATAGAGTGGAGTATAGTGTGGCACCATCAACGTCAACATAGGCATTGTCCAGAGCATTGCGCTCCGCATGAGCAACAAATTTAAGTTTTGTAGGTCGGTCATCATATCTTTCTTTACAATCAAACACACCACGAGGGAATCCATTGTACCCAAGACTAAGAACTTGCTTCTTGTCGTTTACAATGACGGCACCCACCTGCGTCGACGGGTCTTTTGACCAACCCGCGACGTGGTGGGCGAGATCCATGAATCGTTGATTCCAGTCTGTCATACTTCCACGACTTTGCTAAAGTCAAACTCATCAGCTCGACCTTCGTATCCAATGTAACCGCGTGGGTTACAAAAGACACGCGTGCTTCCAATCATGTAATCAAACTCATAATGAGTGTGTCCGTGAGTCCACAATTTAATTTGTGGGTGATCAAGAATAAATTCACTCAAGTCAGAGCTGTATGCACCATTAACAATGGTATCACGCTCATAACGCGGCTTGATCGATTGTTTGCTCGGTGAATGGTGTCCGACTACAACTACAGGCACTGTGGGACCAACACGATCTAGCTCGCTCTTAATAAAAGCAAGCATTGCTTTGTGTTCAGCCACAGACTTCTCTGGCGAGAACATAGCAGGACGAGTTGCAAACTTTGCAACTACGCGTTCCTCGTACGGCTTAGCCGTCCACTCTTCATCTGTCATGCCTACAGGTTTATCCTTGTTGACAAATGTTTTGTAGTTGACTACTTCCGAAGAATCGTCAATGATCTGATAATCATTCATCTTACGGCGGATGATCTGTAGCGTCATTGGATCTTCTTTGTTCATATCAGTCCAAAGAGTACCACCGACAAACAGCGTATCGTTTAAGAGCACACTTTCCTTTTCTAGAATGTGCAAATTGACCAGATAACCAAGGCGCTCACGCAAATCTCTAAGAGAAGTGCTAAAATCACCGTGATAATGTTCATGGTTCCCCATGACATAGATGACATGAGGGAATCTTGCACAGCATTCTTGAAAGAACGTATGGAATTGATTAGACTTGTCACGTTCGCCTCGGATGTTATAATCATCTTTGACACGCAAGTCATTAACAACGCAAATGTCACCAGACAGAATTAGGACGTCCGTGTCTCCAGTATTTTCAATACTAATGGGACCAAACTCCAAATGAATGTCACTTACTACCTGAATCTTCATACTGCACCTTATGAATTAGCTTTTCTCCCATCCAGTGGGAGCTCATTTCGTCTTTATTATCCGCTAGTTGTTGCAGCATGAGCTGCAACTCTTCTTTTGTTACTTCTTGCGAGTCAAGAATTTGTTCTCCAAGCCAACGTTGCGTAACCTCATCGAAATTACGATCGTGCTCTGTCCAAACAAGTTCGTCCATTGCATGCTCAAGACTCTCAGCCTCAATAGCATACTTCATACGAAAAGTTGACAACGTACTAATTAGATAAATTGGCATGGAACACCTCTTTAGGAATGTCTTTGAGAATTTCATTATACTTGTACTTTGACATATTGTCAATAGCACGCGAGGGCGTGTTAATCAACGCCAACGTTTCGGGTTTGGGATCGCTAGGCTCATACACGTTGCGCAAGTAGGAAAATGCCATCATAGCGTTGCTAAAATTTAGCAGTTTATCGTCATGAAGCAAATGAAACTCGCCACGTTCGTATACACCAACAGCTAGCACTTTTGTGTTCAAGCTAAACACGTAGCCGTCAACGGTTTCTTGGAATTTAATCATGAGGCAATTGTACACCAGTTTGATGAGTTTGACAACATATAAATAACTACAAGGTTTATAAACCTACAAAGAAAAGGAACTCAAATGATTAAAAAGCTTACCGCGGTGGCTTTTTTGGTTATGTCTTTGTCCAATGTGGCTGCACAGACCACATATGATTCGAAAACACTTGTTGATACTAACAGCAATTCCACTTCAACAAGTACAGTAAACACCACCAATTCAAGCTCAAGTACGAGCACTTCGACCAGCACAAGCACGGTCAATAGTAATGCTACGAGCACAAACACTAATAACAACGTTATGAGTGGTAATGTGACGTACACAAATAACAACAACAACGTGAACAGCGGCACTGTAACATATAACAACAATAATGTCAACAGTGGTACGATGACGTACAACAACAATAACGTCAACAGCGGCACGCAGACCTTTAACAATAACAACACGAACAACAACACAAGCACAAGCACAAGTACTAATACAAATGTTAATCAAAACATTAACAGCGGTACACAAACCTTTAACAATAACAACGTTAGCTCAAGTACTAACAATAACAACAACGTAAACACGAGTACAAGTACAAGTACAAACGTTAATCAAAACATCAACAGCGGTACAATGACGAACAATAACAACAGCGTCGTCAATAGTACGAGTACCAATGCAAACTCCAATGTTAATCAGAACATTAATTCTGGTGACATGACAAATCGTAACATCAATACGACTGACATTACTCAGCGTATGATACAGCCTCCTCCTACAGCAATTGCGCCCATGATGATGTCTGGAGGCAACAATGATTTGTGTACTACTGGTACATCTGGTGCTGTACAGACACAAATATTCGGTGTAAGTTCCGGTGGCACCGTTCGTGATATGAATTGCGAACGATTGAAGTTATCTAAAACTCTTTACGATATGGGAATGAAAGTTGCCGCTGTATCAACACTCTGTCAGGATAAACGAGTGTTTGATGCAATGATGGCAGCTGGAACACCTTGCCCAATAGAAGGCAAGATAGGTGAACAAGCGCGCGCAGCGTGGCTTGAAAATCCTGAGCGTATTCCTGCGGAAGTTAAGGAGAAGGATGATGACACATACAAGAAGCTTGGCATTGGCAGTTTGCTTGGCATCGCTGTGTTTAAGCTACTCGGCTTCCACTAAAGCACAAGACACTACAACAGGACAAATTAGCACAACTGGTAATATTGTTCTGCCTACAAACCAAGGAGGTCCTTCTCCTTGGGTTAACGGTGTGTATCAAGATGGCTTAACTTGCTGGGCTTGGGGCAATCCAGGATATTGCGGTCCTAATGCTATCGTTCGACCTGGTAACAACATTAATTTTTCGTTTGGTTTGACCGACCTCCATCAGGTTCAAGCTCTTGCAAATGTACTTCCCAACTCTGGTACAGGTCTAAGAGTTAACGGATTTAATTTTGGGTTCACTGCGAAGAACGGAAACGGATGGGACGATGGGCGTCAAGACTATCTTGCTGCCTATACAACCTTTTACAAAGCCGACGGCAATGTGGCGGAGCATTACGACTACAGTGGCGTCACAAATAGAAAATACAATTGGACCACCTTTAACTTCAGTGAGACATTTGCAACGCCATACGCATCAAAAGACCTAAGCAACGTACGTTATGGTTTCATCGGTAAGGATAATAATTTCTGGGCTGGTCCATATGGTCCTGAAGTAATAAACGTCAATTTCAGTCTCAAGTATTCAACAGATCCTTGTGCTACTGACGTACTAAGTTCACCTACGTGTCCTGGTTACTATGATGCAATTAGTCGTCTTACTCCAGCAAATAGCACCTCTACCACTGTATCAGAGGCTTCTTCCTCTTCTGGCTCGTCGCCGCCTCCACCACCTCCACCACCTCCACAGGGAAGTGCTGAGGGGTCTCCACCTCCACCGCCACCTCCTCCTCAAGGATCAGGAGCACCTCCGCCTCCGGGATCACCTCCGCCTCCAGGAGCAGCGAGCGTTGCCTCTACAACGAGCGTCACACCAAACGCAAACAATCCACAACCAAAAGTTGGCGAGGTAAGTGTTGCGGGAAGTCAGCCAGCAGCAAAAACAAACGTCAGCACAAGTCAGATTCTTGCAATCATTGGATCTGAGCAAAATCGAATTAGTAAACTAGAGATGAGCACAGCTGCAGCAGCAGTTGATCAAGCAAAACAAGAAGCATCAAAAGTACAAGCAGAAGCACAAAGTGTTGCTGCTGCACAACAATCGCAAACGCTTGCTAACAATCAACAAATTATTAACACGTTTACTAACGCACCGCAGCTAGCATCAGGAACCGGTCTGCAGCCAAATCTTTTTACTACTGGAATACAAACAAGTAGTCTTTTTAGTGCTAACAGCATATCTGTGCAGCAGGGAGGAAATGTGAGTGCTGGTTCTAACATTGGATTACAGCTTCATACGACTGCTGCTGTGACTATTTTCAATGCGCAGAGACGTGAGCAAGAAATGTTGAGCTACCAAGTTGCCGCAACATCAAACGATACAAATCGACAGACAACCGCAACTGATCCAATCAACAACATTATAAACACAGTTCCAAAAATAGAAGTGCCACAACTGCCTTCACTAGGTCCTTCTGTTAATAGAAACGTTCAATCAAACGAAGCTGCGGGCGGGCGTGACATTAGTTCGATTGCTACACAACCACAGGGATTTGATGCCTACTCTCAACTTATGCTGCGCGATGCAGCGTTTTACAAACCATATGAAATCTACAAAGGACAAGTCAATGTCGATAATGCACGAGCTTTAAGACAGCTATCCTCCGATAGACTTCATCAAGAAATGATTAATCAACAATATCAAAGGAAATAAAAATGTCAGAAGAAATTAAAGACGTAAACAAAAAGATCGACGAGGCGGAGGCGACGGTCAAGAAGTATGCAAGTAAGGATACTGTTATTAGTATTGGTGGCTATGAATTCACACCAGCCAAATTAATGGTTGCATTTACACTCGTATCCTCTATCCTCGGTGGCCTATATGGCACGTTCGAGGTTTATAAAGACTACATTGGAATGAAAAAGAAGATTGCTGAGTACACGGCGCCAGATCTTTCCGGTTTTGATAAACGCCTTGCAGTGATTGAAGAAAATAGTCAAAAAGCAAGTGATTACACACGCGATATCAAAATAGATCTTAAAAACGACATTCGCCGCAACGAAACAGTAACGGAGCAAATTGAGCGCTCTGTTAAACAAGCACAACGCGAGACAGAACAAGAGATGCGTCAAGCTCGTAAAGACATCCGTGAAGACTTAGAAAAGGCACGTAGTGAAGTCAACAATATCCGCAAGGAAGTATCGGAAGCGCGACGTGAAATCAGCAGAGATGTTGATGTAATGAAAAAAGAAGTAGCTAAGGAAGTTGCAACGCTGCAGAAAGAAGTTGATGCAAAGATTCAGAAAGCTATTGATAATCCGTTAGCAAACAAATAAAGGAGATGAGGAATGAGTGAAGAAAAAAAGCCACTTAGTAGAAGTGAAAAAGAAGCAAAGATAAAAGACAAAGCTGGTTTTGTCATTGTCGTTCTTGCTGCCCTACTTGCAATTACATCCATGATTGGTGGACAGAACAGTAGCAAGATTATGAACAATACTATCGCTGCTAACAATCAATGGGCTTGGTATCAGGCTAAAAACGTCCGTGAAGTTCTTTATACCACTTCGGCAATGGAAGCTCGCAATCCTGAAAACAAGGCCAAGTTTGAGTCTGAAGCAAAGAGAATGGAAGCTGACAAAAAAGAGATTATGGAAAAAGCGAAAGCTCTTGAGGCTGAGCGCGAAGCAGCTCGTACTAGATCCCCATGGTTTACATGGGGTAGCAGCGTTTTACAAATAGCAATTGTTTTGCTTACGGCAAGTATACTTGCCGTTAGTATGCCAATGTTCTGGGTAAGTATGGTAGTAGGAGCAGTGGGTGCTGTACTTTCAAGTCAAGCGATTTGGATGTGGATACCTATAGTGCTTTAAAACTTTTTACCAATACTATACTTGGTTACAAGCTGCCATTGATCTTTCTCTTTATAGGGAATAATCTTAATTTGAGATAGTGGCGCAGATGGGGTTTTTGATTTGTTTGGTTCTGCCAAAGAAACAAGACCCCATTCAGCCATCAGATTAGCGATTGTGTTGCGGCGTCCTATATCTTCCTCACCAAAGTTTGAGGGCTTTCCATCCAATGCAAAAAGCTCTTTGAAGTGAACAATGTAATACAATCCCTGTTTATGTAAGATGTGACAGGACTGATATAGTACTTTATCTTTTTTTGAAGCGACACCAATTCTTGTAAGAGTCTCTCTTACTTTCAAAAAATCTTCATCTGTTTTTAGTCTCACCTCGACTAGTGTTTCCAATTTGATCATTACTTCCACCACGTTGTAGTTTTTGTTTTATGTAGTGTATGTTTTGTGGGGTGAGAATACGCATAGCCTGGAGAGCTTTTTCCATGCTGTAACCATAAAATTCTCTAACGGCTTGTAAGTCGCTATCATCCTCTCGTTTCACCCATTTGGCATACCGTTTGCCAGGACGAACAGTATTTAGAAGATAGTGATATTGGAGTTTGTTAGCAATATGAGCTTTGTTCATATCGTTAGCAAGAAGAATTGTTTCTGGAAAATAAGAAACTGACCTGTTAACCACGAAGGAAACATAGTCTGTTTCTGAAACTTCAGGATCTTGAAACAGGTCTTTCTTTGTATGATTAATGCTATTGACAAAGTCAAATGGGTTCATATGATCATCCTTACAAGGCCGACACTATCAATTGTCACGAGCAAAAGGTAGTTTGCGAGCATACCAAAGCTCCTCCTAGTCCAAGCAGCCCAAGCATACATAGCGCACCCAGCAATCCAAATAGGGTACAGCGTAAGTAGAGGGGGATTTGGGACTGTGGTTGCCATAGTAATAGAACACCCAATACTAATAGCCCAAGCAAGCAACTCAACAATAAAACGGAACTTATCACTACGCCAGTCATCACGTATCCAGTCGAAAGTAGGTTTCAAAATATCAATCATAAATGTGGAGCTGGTGGTTTAACACCAAAAAAATTTACCAAAGAAAGTCTCGTGCCCCCTGTCACCTTCGATACCTCATGGTACGTGTCAGAAGGGTATGTTAGAACAAATCCTGCTTGTTGTTTTATAGCAACTGTGTCCTGAGTGTTGCCATTGTATATTCTCACTTCACCGCCCGTGTACTCTCCGCCCAAATATACCACGGCTGAAACAAACGGACCCATTATAGGGTTAATCTGATCGTGATGTCTCCCGAAGAAATCACCTTGTGTGTAGCGTAGCAGCTCCCACTGTCGCGATGTCCACAAATCGTAACGATTGTATGTGTTATTGCATACGTGCATTATATAACAAGTAAGCTTTGCTATAAACGGGTCCGTGTAATCAAAAGGAATATATTGACGCTCAGACTTTCTTTTGGAAAGGTCTTCTATGTCTCTGTTTTCTCTATTCCGTATGACAGCTTTCTCAAAAGGAAAGCAGAGTCGGCGAGAAACAAACTCATCGACTTCTGCTTGTGAAAAGACTTGCTTATATGTGTAATTCATTACACAATTTCTTCTATGATCCCCAGCACTTCTGCTAAGATTAAGAAGACACCGGCTCCCACAAAACTATGAGAAAGCACTAAAAAGAGACCTGCAATAATACGCAGCCCACTTTTCACAAAGCTGATATTTCTATGCCAGATTGGATCAGGAATGTTTTCATCAATCATCAATAATTACCTCATGTTCCGTCTCAACCCATACACGCGCCCCACAACTAAGAGGCTTGTCTGGTGAATACACAATTTTACTCGGTCCTTTAATTTGGACGCTATTGCAATAGGTGTTTGTCTTATATGTTTTTACCGTAAGAACGGGAACACGCTCATCAGGATCAACCTTTCTATTGCTCCTGATGTGGGCTTGATTGACATGAATGATTGTTTTCATTTAAACGAACATTCCACCATGATCTCCGTCAGGCAGGCAGCAAGGTTGATCTCTTGATCAACAACAAATGTTGCTTGGTATTGATACTTAGAAAGAATCAATACAAGCTGTGCAACAGACGAAGGCGAATCCATTGTCTCAAACGCAGTGTCATACAACTTGCGAAAGAATACAGGCACATCAACATCCGAATTCTCACCAACCCACTTGCGGACATTAGTAAAGTTCTTTTCTTTCAGATGTTCGCAAAGCTGCTTTATAGAATCATCTTGAAGGTTGGTAAGAAGTCCAATGTCAATCTTCCCTGTAGCTGCATACCGTTGTAGCTCGTTAAGACATCTACGCCAGTCAGGAAAGTGTTTCTCAATCAATCCAGCAACAGCCTTTGATTCAAACTCAACTTGTTCACGTCCAAGAATATCAACAACTCGGCGATAAAATTGTACTGCTAGCTTTGGCTTCTCCTCTTTAGGGATACCAAACTCCACAACACTGCAACGTGACCACAACGGCTCGATCAACTTATTCTTAAAATTACACGTGAGGATAAAGCCACAATTCTTACTGTACTGCTCCATGAAATTACGAAGAGCAGGCTGCGTACTGTTCGGATTGAGGTAGTCAGCCTCATCTAGAATAACATACTTACGGCCTCCAGAAAAACTAACGGTAGAAGCAAAATTAAGAATATCGGTACGAAGAGTATCAATATTACCATGCATACTGCCGTTAATAACAATGTAATCAGCACCGAGCTGCTCCAAAAGAGCACGAGCAACAGTGGTTTTGCCAATACCAGCACGACCAGTAAGCAGCATATTAGGAACACTACCCTCATCGACAAACTTTTGAAATACGGACTTCAAAGAGTCGGGCAGGATAGTATCGGCGATCGTACGCGGGCGGTACTTCTCCACCCACAGAAAGTCTTCTCTCATTAATATTACTCATCAAATGTTGAATGATTGGAGTCAGCCATCACCCAATATTCTACATCACTACACTTAAAGTGGGCAATCTTCTTGGAAGAAATACTGACATCATAATCACCAGGAAGTACTTTTATGTTCTCTGCTTTGAAAGCAAACTTGAATGAATGGTTGCTTGATCCCACATCAATACTAAACGTATCACTTGTCGGGTCAGACGGCTTACCAGCACCCATCATCACCGACTCACCATTACCTTCAATGATGAGGTGAGTAGACTGAAGAGCACCAAGAGCACGCATCGTCGATTGTAATGCTTCTGCTGAAAGTGTGAATACCACTTCAGGGTTATCAACTTTTGGTGTCTTATCGGGCGGTGCCACAATCAACTCCGGATCAGCAAACGTGTAGTCAACACGCTGCCGACCTTGTTTGATAATAACCTTCGTATCATCAAACTCAAGTTCAGGCTCTGTAAACAGAGAAAGCACACCAATAAACCTTGACAAATCAAATACCGCAAACTCTTTCGGAAAGCTCTCCTTCAAGGTAGTGCGAGCAAGAATAGTCTTCTGTGCGGCAATCGTTGACTGAATGTTTCCTTCGCGAACAAGCATCGATGGATTGATCATCGCAAAGTTCTTCAAAATTTGCATCGTGCGTGTTTCAAGTTTCATTTCTTTTTCCCTAACAAACTAGCGTCAGCCGTTGCCGGCGCACCGATAGATGCGAGGTCAGCAAGGCTTCCACCAAACACATAACTACCAACGTGGTTCATTTGCATCCACGGACACAACCACACCTTCATTCCAGCCTTCTCTGTATTATAGCAAAACATATAGTCTTCTGACAGGTATCGCTTGCTTGTTGGATCAATAATACAATCGAAATAAGCATGGATTTCACGTGACCCATCAAATGCCGCTGTGCGGATATGATCTGGCTTGTAAGATAGGTGAGGATAGGCTTCCTTATACTTCTCGAACGTCTTGCGACGAATCATCATAAACCCAGTACCAATCTCCATCACCTCAACTGGTTGACCGATTGGGATTTCCTTTTGGCCACCACGTGGATTGAACACATAGTCACCAACATAGCGCTCGAGCACATTAGGATCTTGATCAGCCATTCCCTTGTCAACAGCAAGTTTAATCTTTTCCCATGAAATACACTTCTTAGGATAAGGTCCACCAATGACATCAAATTCACTGTTATCATCGCTCTGCAGAGCAAGCAATGCAATCACATCGTTTGGATTGAATCCAATGTCGCTGTCAATAAACATTAGGTGTGTTGCATCACTGCGGAGAAATTCATCCACGCAATAGTTACGTGCACGAGTAATCAACGACTCATTGAACAAATAGTATAACTGTAACGGAATTTCATACTTTGCACAAATGGCTGCCAGGTCGGCAATGCTTCGCGTGTACATACCCGCACACTGACCTCCATACATGGGAGTAGCTACAAACAGCTTCTTTTTCTGTAGATCGGAGATCGGGACTTTAATTTCAAACGCCATTTTGTTTTTCCTTCAGTTTGTCTTTTGTTGTACCAACAGGCCGACCGCGTCCTCTTTTAACTGGTGGCTCCACTTTCAATTCTTCATCAACCTCTATACCCAACTCAGCAAGTGCTTGCTGTTGCGCATATGCCTCTGCTTGATACTTCTGATCGTGTTCTTTGCCTTTACCATAGCTCCCATCATACTTGTGCAGTGCTTCTGCATTAAACGAGATGTACTGACCAATCCGTGTGCCACGTTGAATTCTCATTGGACCACACGTGACATGCATCACACCAGCCATTACACCATCGTAACCTGTATCGTACAGTCCTGATGTCAAGAACACGCCATTACGGTTCAGTGTAGAACGAGTAATGACCCAGCCGGCCTCGTTCTCACCAACGGTGATCATGTTCTCCATCACAACCTCGTAGTGACCTTCAGCTAGGTTGTAGTACCCCTCAGCATCTGGTTTCATTTCAAATGAACCACGGTGCACCTTTTCTTTCTCGTCAATGCGGAATGTTGAGGAAGACATCTTAAACACCTTCCCCAATCGAAGATCGACAGCGTTTGGCTGCACGTCTCCTTCTTTAACGTTTGTCAGCGTCGACCGACTATTCGGTCCCATAATATGCTTCATTTCCACTCCTCAACCATAGTTCGCATTACACTCTCTACTCGTATACGCAAGTAGTTCAAATCACCATCGTTCATTAACTTATAATCGACGAGGTGATCATCAAAAGCGCGTTCAGTAATATGCCCATCGTAGCTGTAGCTGGGCCGTATAATCTTAACCACTTTTGCACCTATTTGTTTAAGAAACAAATATTCATTGTCAAATCTTAAATCTGTCACAACCCATAAACGATCGGGCTCCTTATTGATTGTATCAAACACATAACGGGTAAACTGCTTTTCATCATAGGAGCGCATCAACATTCCGATTTCCCGAACAAGCCTTCTACCATCTATTGTATAGAAATCGTCCTCGTCCTTCAACTTTAATGTTGCTCGTTTGAGACGATCGTAACTGTACACACTCTCGTCGCCCAGATTAAAGATATGCTTGATGGCATTCTTTACAGGATCAGCAAAAGCAACTGTCTCGGGATTATACTGTGGATACATTTGTTTAATCAACTGCCCCACAGTATCTTTACCAGATCCCTTTGGACCTGTTAACGCAATAATTTTCAAGACTTCCCTCTCGATACCATCTTATCAATCACATCAATGTTACGGTAAACAATACCAGGATCATGTTCACTCTGATCATGAAAGTCTACTTCTTTTTCAAACTTACCATTCTGTAAACCAGTAGGCGAATTATCAAACGTAATACCGTTGATGCCAGCCCAAACAGCAGCACTAGAATCCCAGGAGAAAATGTATGGTTCATATTCGCGTAGCAAGTCTATTTCTTTCGGTCCATCAACCATACCAAGACAGTGAAAACGTCTTTTAGCTTTGGCTGTCAATAGCCGACGGCGCTCCATTTCACGAAACACAGCTAAGCGTGATAGGTAGCGCTGCATCTTATATGCGTCGCTGCGCTTACCACCTTCAAACGTTGTTTCATCTACACCACAAGCAATAGGAGCAGCAAGAATGGATAATCCAATCAAATCAATCTCGCTGTTATGAAGAGCCCACTCGATGCAATTAACAAGATCGGACATATCTCCAAGTTCGCTTTGCGGGACAAAGAAGGTATCAAATCCCTGATCTTTAAACTCCGGAATCAATCTCTTTGCTGCATTAACCGTGACACGAGAAGGCTGCTTAGGGTAGTCGGAGAGTACGATACAGTTTGCATTGCACGCTCTACCCATTTCAATTAGCTTTGAAGACTCATACATGGGCCGCCCGAGCTTAAACATCTCAAACGCACTATTATCCATAATCTTATATTTGCCGTCATCGAGGTTGGCATAGTATTCACGATACTCTGGATCTTCCTCAACGAGGTGTGCCAAAAGTAAGTGCGCTCCATTACTCTTTGTATACTTATTGAGATGAGCGGTCGGAGAAATGTGACAAAAGTTAATCAAGATCAACCCCTTGGAAAATAAAGTCTGCAACCGTTTTCTCCATCCTCAGAGACTTCAATAACATAGTCGCGATCTGGCCAGTGAGCAATGCACTGCTTGTGTAGGTCACGTGCAAGCATCTCACATGACATATGGTTAATGTTAATCGTACCATCATCGTACAATGATTCCATTATACGCTTTGCTTGAATGAATTCGACATCCCTATCATCATGAAACACTTCCATCTCAACACGGAAATGAAAGATATGACGATGAGGATCAGCTAGAAAGCTGACATCTAACCAATCACCAGTCTTTAGTTTAGGATCGGTAGCTGCAGCAGGATATCGGTGAATACCTTCTTTTCTAAAGGTCACCCAAATAAAACTCTTATTTTCCATAACTATCACCTTTTAATAATAACAGCTTGTCGTTCTTTTGTTACAAAGAATTCAACGTCATGATGCATTGTATTGACAATAAAGTCAACAGCCTTTACAGGTCGCAAACGAGTGTCAGAGGTAGCCATGTTGTTTTTATAATCATCAACAACAATAATACCGTTTTGTCTGATTAAACAAAGAGCGAGCGTCAAATCAAACAAAGTGTCTTGTTGTGTATGGGAGCCATCAAGATAAATGTAGTGAAACATGCCATACATTGTACTAACAAGAGAAGACATTCCTTTTCGTGAGTCCGTATCATGTATAAACACTTTGTTAGACATGGGTAGCATGGATATGTTATAGAAGAAGTTCTCACGAATTCGTCCCATGTTAAACAATAGGTTTTTTCTGGCAACTTCCTCTCCGCCCTGCCAATGATCAATGCAATGTAGTTTTGAGTCAGGGTGGTGCTTAAGGTAGTCGGCCAGCCACACGGTTGTTCTGCCCTCAAAACAACCAACCTCAAGCATGTAGATGGGATCAGAAAAATCAATCCTTTCCATCAAGCCTTTCCAATAAGGCTGATGAATAGTAGACCAATCAGGATAATCAAAACGCATGTTTACTCAGTGTATCTTTTAGTTTGTAAAATCCCTTACGAACACGTTCGTAATCTGTTGGTGTCAAAACAACGATTTCAGTAATACCAGACAGCTGGTCCCATATGCGCTGATCGCCTAAAAATTCTTCTAGCCACAGGTTTTTGGGATACATTGCTTTGAACATTTCTTCAATTTGAATACACCAATTAAGTTCGCCACGTATGCTCGCAACGCACGTAATATCAAACTCACCATAGCGTTGATCGTAGCTTACATCAAAGCGATCAAGAACATCATTTTTTGTTGTATGTCCAAATTTGTAAAATATCTTTTGCGTTTTCTTATCTACAAACTTGCAAAAGTAAACTTTAGCCATTATGCATCATTTGAATTTTCACATGCGACATAAACTCAGACTTAACAGAGTCGTTATGGAATAAGCC